TGGCCAAGGCGAAGGGCGGTGTGTGATGACCACCACCACCCGCACCACCCACGCCGACGCCACCCGCGCCGCCCGCCAGGATCGCTTCCAGCTTCGGCACGTACTCCGCTAACACCCGACGCTGGTCGTCGTGGGAGAGGTCGAGGAAGCGGAGCAGCACGCCCCCTACCAGGCCCTCCAAGCCGATCTTGCGCCCGGCGAACTTGAGGCCCGACCGCTGGAGCCTCACCAGCAAGAGGCCGAGCCCCTCCACCACTTCCGGGGCCGTTCGCACCGTCAGACGGTTCTCGTAAGAAAGTCGCGCCATGCTGCGCATCGTCACGTAACCCTCTGCGGTCGGCAAGGTTAAAGTGATAGGATGTGAAATTTCACAACTGCCACGGCAACAGGGCCTTGACCGGGACCGGCGGGAAGCTATGATCGTTCGACAGGAGAACTTTCACACCTCGCAAACGGAGGCCCGAGTGGGTAAGAAGAAGCGACCCGCCGAGAAGCCGCCTCGGAACGTCGACGAAGTGGCGCGGGCCGTCTATCTGTTTCCGACGTGGCTCATCCGCGCCGTGAAATTCGATGCGGCACGGCGGGACCAGAGCGCCAGTCGTTTTGTCCGAGCCATCGTGGCCGACAACATCTCGGAAGAGGGGCGGCGTTACGCCATGAAGCCCGAGCCGACCGTCACCGCGTCGTGACAGTCCGTGTCAACGCCGGGTGATTCGGCCGACCGCCCGCGGTAATTACGACGAATTTTCGGGTGAGGCAACTTTGACACGTCGATGCCGCGGCGCCGTCGCCGCGAGCACCACGGACCCCGCACGCCCCCAACCACCGACAGGAGACCGATTGTGAGCGAACCGACCCCCCGACCCGTGATCTGCTGCACGACCCACAAGGGCGTTTTCTACGGCCTCGCCGCCGACACGAGTGGCGACGTGATCCACCTGAAGGGCGCCCGCATGGCGATCTACTGGGGCACGACGCGCGGCGTGATGGAGTTGGCCGAGACCGGGCCGACCGCGAAGTCCAAGATCAGCGCCCGGGCCGACATCGAAGTCAGGGGCATCACGGCGATCTTCGCCGTAACCGAGGCCGCGGCGACTGCCTGGGAGGCGGCCCCGTGACCATATCATACGTGAGAGCCCGCCGGCCACTCCGCGAACGCCTGATGACCCGCGTGATCACAGTGGAGTCCGGGTGTTGGGAGTGGACTGGGTGTAGGAACAACCACGGCTACGGAATGCTTCTCGGGAACGGCCGCTCTCTCGTTCTCGCGCACCGGGCCTCGTACGAGATTCATGTCGGCCCGATCGGCAACGGCATCCAAGTTCTTCATGTTTGCGACAACCCCGCGTGCGTCAATCCCGAGCACCTTCGTCTCGGAACCACCCGGGACAACATGCGCGACATGGTGTCCAAGGGGCGCAGCACACGCGGGGAACGGTGCCCCTACGCAAAACTTACGTCAGACGATGTGGTTGCGATCCGGGCGGCGCACGGCGTCAAACGGAGGGAACTGTCGCGACGTTACGGTGTCAGTGAAACCCTCGTCACGCTCCTCCGTCAAGGCAAACGATGGACTCACATCGCGGAACAAAACAACCAGGGGAGGCCCCCGGTATGAGCCTCCCCTGGCCCCACTACCGCGAGACCGTCACCGTCGTCGACGTGCTCGACTCCGGGGCGTGCCACGACGGCGTGCGCAAGTGGGTCGCCGCCCACGACGGCACGATCGCCGGCCCGACCGACCGCTACCGCAACGAGCACATCAAAACCGCGGCCCGAGCGGACGGCTACGGCTCCGGCTACGGCTCCGGCTACGGCTCCGGCTCCGGCGACGGCGACGGCGACGGCGACGGCTACGGCGACGGCTACGGCTCCGGCTACGGCTCCGGCTCCGGCTACGGCGACGGCTCCGGCTCCGGCTCCGGCTACGGCTACGGCTACGGCTCCGGCTACGGCTCCGGCTCCGGCTCCGGCTACGGCTCCGGCTACGGCGACGGCTACGGCGAGGAAGACTGACCCCGATGCCCCGAACCCAGGAGATCCCCCTTGCTCCCGGCAAAGACCAGCATCCGCGTGCTTCAAGTCGGCCGGCACGGCTACCGGGCCGAGTCGAGCGACCCGGCCGTCCTGCCCGTGACCGAGGCCGACCCGATCCTCGCGTTGGGTCGGCTCATCGAGTCGGCGCCGGGCCGCTTCGGGCTGAAGCTCAGCATCGAGTACGGCCGCGTGGCCGACCTGCCCCGCCGCCCCGAACCGTCCCACCCCGCCAACCCCCGCGTCGACCCGATCTCCGAGGCGTCGCTCGCCGCCGCGTGGTCGACCATCGACGACGAAACCGCCTGACCACGGAGGCGACAGGCCGATGGCGTACCGCACCCCCAAGCAGACCGTCCCCTACACGTACGACCCGCTCCTCACGGCCGAGGAGGAGCGCGAGACCGCCACGCGGGCCCGCGCCGGCGACGGCGCCGCGCGGGCCCGGCTGATCCGGGCGAACCTCCGGCTCGCCGCACGCATCGCGCAGGCGTTCCACCGCTCCGACCGCGTGCCGCTGGCGGACCTGTTCGGCCACGCCTGCGTCGGCCTGATCCGCGCCGCCGACAAGTTCGACCCGGCGGTGGGCACCCGCTTCTCGACCTACGCCAGCTACTGGGTCAAGCAGTCGGTGCGACGGGCGATCCAGACGGACCGCATGATCGCGGTGCCGCTCTACTTAGAACCCGCCGCCCGCCGGATCGCCCGGGGCGACGCGAAGCCGAACGACCTCAAGCCCGGCGTGGCCGAGTGCCTGGAGGCGGCGGCCCGCGTACGGCACGCGCGGCCCGGCCCCGACGACTCCCGGCTCCACGCCCTCGCCGCACGCACGCCCGACCCCTCGGCGGCGGCGGAGCACGCCGAGCGGGCCGAGCTGGTCGCCCACCTGCTCGCCAACCTCGACGACCGCGCCCGCAGCGTGATCGTCGAGCGGTTCGGGCTCGACGGCGGCGAGCCGGCCACGCTCGCGCACGTCGCCGGGCGGCTCGGCGTGACGGGCGAGGGGGCGCGGAAGATCGAACTCAAGGCCCTCGAAGCGATGCGGGCGGCCGCGCCGCTGCTACTACAGGAGGCGTCATGAGCGGCAACCCCTGCCTCGACTCGCACGGGCACCGCAAGCGGCGTTTCTCCAGCGGCCTCGAGGCCGACGTGATGCTCCGCCGGATGCTCGCCCTCACCACCACCGTCCCCGCCGCCGACCGGGCGAGGCTCGGCGTTTACAAGTGTGACCGATGCGCCGGCTACCACATCGGCAAGCACGACAACCCCGTCCGCACGGTGGCCTCATGACCGCCGCGTTGCTCGCCCTCGCCACGCTGGCCGCGACCCTCTACGCCGCCCCCGCCGTCGCGTTCCTGCTCGACACCCTTGGTCGCGCCCCCGCCCGGCGCAAGTGACAGGAGATCGAACCCCCCGATGGAACCCCTGACCGTCACCCGTGGTTTCTTGCTGCTGCTCGGCGTCGGCGCGACCGCCTTCGCCGTGGCCCTCGCCGTCGTCTCCGCCGAACTCGACCACCTGAAGCGGCTCGTCTCGTCCCGTCCGCCGCAGCGGCCGCGCGGCCTGCCCCGGGCCTGCCCGCTGCTCAGGGTCGTCCGCGCCAGCGGCGAGGTCGTCACCGTCACGATCCGGCGCGTGCCCGAGGCCCCGAAGTCGGAGGTGGCGTGATGGTGCGTGTGCCGCCGAAGCGGATCAGACTGGTCCCGCCCCGGCGGGCGGTCGCGGAGGCCGGGAAGAACCCGACCGACGAGTGCTACACCCCCGAGTCGCTCCGCCTCCACCAGATCCGCTCGCTCCTGCTCGACTCGGCCGACCGCCCCGTGCGAGTGGTCGGCTCGTGCGGCTACGGCCGGTGGCGGGCGGAGAAAGGCGGTGCCGCGTGAGTACCGCCCACGCCCTCCCGATGGCCCGCTGCCGGGGCTGCGGCCTCGAGTACCGACCCGGGCGCGGCTGCCCGAAGTGCCGCAACGCCCGGCGCCCGCCCCGCCCCAGGGACGAGCGGGCCCGGCCCGGGACGTTCCGCTGCCACAAGTGCCGCACGCCGAAGCCACACGCCGAGTACGCCCCGACCCCGGGCGGGAGCCACCGGGCGGTCTGCCTCGCGTGCGAGCGGGACCGCGACGAGGCGCTGGCGCGGGCCGAGGCCGCCGAACTCGCGGCGGCGAAGGCGGAGTCCGCGCGGCTGGCCGAGGCCCTCGCCCGGCTCAAGCCCACCACCGCCCGGCCCGGCACGCCCGAGAAGGTCGACGTGCTGTGCGAGCGGGCCGAACTGGGCGCCCCGCTGTTCCACCCGGACGACCCCGCGTGGCCGGACAGGTGGAACGACATCGTGAAGTACGTGCGGCTCATGACGCCGATGTCCGAGGCCGGATGAGACCCCGACGCAAGGAGGTGCAACATGCTGGTGCTGACCCGCCGTCTGGATCAACGCATTTGGATCGGTGACGACATCGTGATTACGGTGGTCGAGATCCGGGGCGACAAAGTCCGGCTGGGCATCGACGCAAGCCCCGAGATCCCCGTGCACCGCGAGGAAGTGTACCGGGCGATCCACCGCGACAGGCCGGACCCGGAACCCGGCCGACCGTAACGCGGACGCAGGGAGAGGCACGGCGGCACGCACGCCGCCGGTTCACGCGGGCCGCGGCGGCTCCACGACGGACGCCGCCCGGCCGGAAAGGAGCGAGACAATGGGCCGATTCCGATTGCCGGCACCCCCGGTCCGCACCCCCGCCCCGACGCCCGGGCGGCTCGGACAGGGCGACCGGCGGCGGCTGGAGCGGGCGCTGTCCGTCCTGCGCAACGCGGCGACCACGTTCGCGGCGTGCAAGCCCGACCGGGCGTCGCTGGCGTACGACTTCGCCCTCGCCGGGCTGGGCCAGGCGGAGGAACTGGTCGAGGCGGTGCTGACGACGGCCGTCGACCCGGGGCGCAAGCAGTGACCACGCCCGCCCGGGGGCAAACGGCCGCTTGCTTGGCGGCTCGGCCGGATGCCTTCGGGCGGGGGTTTGTCAGCGCTTTGGCGGGGCGGGAAGGCCACGCTTCTTCGCGTGCTCCGCCAACAGAGAGTCGATTAGCTTGGCCGCGTCTGTCCGGGCATCTTCCGCGAGCAGTTGAACCCAGTCCCGCCACGCGGCGGTGCCCTTGATGCTGACGACGGTGGGCAGCGGCGGGGTCGCTTCGGGGTCTGTTCCGTCCCACGGGATCGAGTGCTTCCTGATGAATTCCGCCAGTTCGGGGCCACCCTCGAACCACTCGCCGCGAAGCCGTAGGTGATCAAACGCCTTGTGAAGCTCCTGCTCTTTGGGCCGCTTGCCGTGCATGACACCGATCACGACCAGCCCGACGCCGTGCTCCTTTTCGAGCGTCGCCTTGCGGGCTCTCACGCACGTCGTCACGCCGATCTTCACGGGGCCACCGCCCACGGGCTGCATGAAGTAGATCACCGCTCTCCCTCAGCGCTTCGGCATGGGGTCGTCTACGCCAACCGTCTTGGCGTACGCGATGAGGGCTCGCTCGACCAAGGCCGCGAGCGGACGCCCGTCAGCCTCAGCGACCTTGTCGACCCACGCCTTCCACGCCTCGCTCCCGCGAACCTGGATCACCAACGGCTTGCGGTTCTCGGGCGCGGGCTGCGGGGCGGGCTTGCTCTGCTTGCGTGCCACGGCTGGCTCCAACGTCGGGGTCGCCACGTTCGTCTCTCCCGGTTCGGGGAACTGTCGCCAGTATGCCACGGATGCAGGTTCGCCCGTAAGGCGTCGGTCTTGCCCTCGTCTTCTATCTTAGGCGACGGGTACGACCGGGTCAAGATTTTCTGCGGCATCTGTCTTGACCCGGTAAAGACACTCGCCTATACTCCTGATGTCGGACGCACGAACGGACCTCGAACACAGGACGCCAGCCATGATGACCGCGACCGCCATGATTCAGCACAAGGCCCACGCCCACGGCCCGGCCGTCTCCAGCTGGGTCGCGGTCTCCCCGAGCCGCGAAGTCCAGGTCCACACCTGCTACGCCGACGGCCACCAGGACGCCGAGCCGTTCGGCCAGATTTCTGAGCCGGGCGTGTGGGAAGCGGCGTGCGAGGCCACGGGCGTGTTCGCCTCGCGGCTGACGGTCGTCGGGTCGACGCTCGTGCTGGCCATCACGTTCCACGACGGGGACGGCGGCGTCGAGAGCGACGAAATCTACCTGTGCCGGCTGGACTCCGCCGGGGCGTGGCGGTTCGTGCCGCACTCGCACTTTGACGACTTCGGGCGGATCTGTGACGAGACGGAGGACTGAGCCAATGGCTGCGATTCTCTCGCCCCTGATCGGCGAGACCGACACCGGGCCGGCCGTCGACTCCGACGGCTGGCTCTACGACCCGGAGACCGGCGAGGTGGTCGGCCGGGCCGACGTGCCCGAGGCCTTCGTGGTCGACACGCAGGAGAAGGCCGAGTGGGTGCTCGAACTCCGGTCCCGGATCGAGGGCGACCTCGCCGGGGTCGAGGCGCGGCTCCGGGCCGTGACGCAGCAACTCGAGGCGATCCGCCGCCGGCACGTCCGACGGCTCGCGTGGTGGGACTGGAAGTTCTCTTCCAGCCTGATCGGGTTCGCCCGGTCGTGCCTGACCGGGAAGGCCCGCACGGCCCGCTTCGGGTGGGGCAGCGTGTCGTTCCGGCGGACGCCCGGCACGACGCAGATTTGCGACAACGCCGCGGCCGTCGAGTTCGTGCGGACGTGGCGGCCGGAACTGGTCCGGGTGGTCGAGAGCGTCACCGTCAAGGCGGTGGCAGAGGCAAAGGAGACCGCCCTGCGCGAGACCGGGGAGGACGAACCGCTCGCGTTCGTCGTCCGGTCCGAGCCGGGCGAGAGCGTGTCGATCGTCACCGGGATCGAGAGGGAGGAACGATGAGCCTCGCACTGAACCACGGGCCGGCCGGCCCGCCCGCGAATCGCACCTCCCCCGGCCACGGGCCGGCCGCGCCGATGACGCTGGACGAGGTGTGGTGGGCCGCCGAGCGGCTGGCCGAGTCGAAGATGCTCCCGGGCGTGTCGACGCCGCAACAGGCCTTCACGCTCATGCTGCTGTGCCAGGCCGACGGACTGCACCCGATCGTCGCCATGCGCCGCTACCACGTCATCCAGGGCCGGCCCGCCGTCCGGTCGGATTACGTCCAGGGCGAGCTGCTCAACCGCGGGTGGACGATCACCCCGACGAAGATGACCCGAACCGAGGCGCGGGCGATTTTCAAGCACCCGGCCAAGCAGCCCGACGGGTGCGAGCTCGGGGTGACGCTGGACGATTACCGCTTCCTCGCCAGCAAAGACAACTGGAAGAACCACCCCGACGACATGCTCTGGGCCCGGCTCATGACCAAGGGGTGCCGGCGGTTCGACCCGGGCATCATCGCCGGGCTGCCGACCCGCGACGAACTGGAAGACACGATCTACACCGAGACCTTCGCCGGGCAGCACGCCGTCGCGGCGGCCGAGGCCTCGCGGGCGGTGGCGGCGGCCGACGTGCGGATCCCGGGCCAGCCGCCGGGCGAGGCCTACGACGACCGGACGTACCGCATGGCCGCGAAGGAGGCCTGCGACTGGGCCGGGATGAAGGAGCCCGAGCTGCACAAGCACCTGAGCCTGCGGGCGGTGCAGAAGTGGCCCGACCTCGGCCCGCCGCCCCGGTCCATGACCCCGGCCATCCAGCTCCTGACGAAGCTCTACCAGTCCGAGCGGGAGTGGGTCCGGCAGGGGATCGCCGGTTACTGCGGCGAGGGCAAGGCGGCGGAGGTCGAGACCGTCATGGCGGCGACGCCGCCGCCCGCCGAGGACCAGGCAGACGGCGAGATCGACTACGAGCACACCGGCGACGCCACCGAGGACGACACGGAGGCGGGTTCGCGCGGGTGAGGCGAAAGGACCACGAATGCGAAACCGAGTCCTGATGACCCAGAACAACGACGGCTCGTGGACGATCGTAATCGACGGCCGCGTGGCCGACTCCCTCGCCCCGGACGAGACGCTCGGGGCGCTAGCGGAGATCGTCATCGCCGGCCGGCTGCCCCGGTTCTCCCGCGAGGCGGGGCAGGCGCTCGAATGGCGGATCAAGCACGGCCTCGACGCCGCCGCACTCGTGAAGGTGCTCACGACCGCACGGGACGCCGGCATCGGCGCCGTACCGAGCGACAACCAGGGCACGCCGTTCTGACCGCCAACGAAAGCGGGGCCGCGCCGGGTGAGATCGGCGCGGCCCCGGGAGTGACTACCCAGACTGGCACCTTCCATCCTACCAGACAGATCGCCGGGCGGGGGAGTCGGTCGCCGGCAAGCTGCGGCTCCCCCGTTCGGCGGCCTTACGAAAGGTGCCGACGATGTTACCTCAGCGTTCGGGCGGGGCTTCGTACCCCAGTTTCTTCGCCAGGTCGATCAGCGCAACGTCAATCAGGCGGCTCGGGATGTCCCTTTGCGAGCGCGCGAAGGCCGCGAGCCACGCCTTGTACTCCGCACGGCACTTGAACGTCACCAGGGCGTCACGCCTGGACACCTTCGGCTTCGGTCCGGGCTTTTTCTTCGCCACCGCTGTCGCTCCGCTCATCGTATCGGCCCCCGGAAGTCGGGCGGCCACCACGCCACCCATGATAAGCCATGCCCGTGCTTTCGCAACCGGACACCGAATCTTACCCCTCTCTTGATAATACGCCGAGGTTGCAAGTTGCAATTCGGTATTACCGCAGATAGACTATGGTAGTCTTGCGGCGGGCGGGGGTTCAGGTTCATGGCGAAACCGGACTGCGACGACGGCTGGCTCAAATACGCCCACGAACTCGACGCCGCGCTGGCCGTGGCTGACTTCACCAAGGGGGCCAGGGTCGTGCTGCGCGAGGTGTTCGCCCAAATCTTCGGCCCGGCGAAGCTCCGGTCGGCGGCCCTGTCCCCGACGGACATCGGCACGCGGGTCGGGATGCGCCGCGAGCACGTCGCGCGGGCGGTCAAGGAACTGGCCGACGCCAACGCTCTGGTGCGCCTGAAGGACGGCTCTTACCGCTTCAACAAGGATTACGAGTCCTGGCTGCACAACGGCTCCCCGAGGCTCACCCCGGGCGAAGTCGCTTACTGCCGGAACGCCCCGGCTCAGGCCCTTTCGCACCGTAACGATCCGGGCAACGCATCAAGCGAATCGCGTAACGATTCAGGCAACACATCAACCGAACAGCGTAACAGTTCAGGTACGGACCGTAACAGTTCAGGCAACAAAAACGTACCTGAATTGGTACGTTCTGAGTCCCCCCCCTGCACCCCCCTATTAGGAAGTTTGAGACTTAAAGAAGCAGCAGCGCCGCACACGAACGGGCACCAGAACGGGGCAACGCTCCCGGCCACCCCGGAGGGCCCGCCCGACCCGGCGATGTGCCCGCCGTACCCCGACCCGGCCCGCGACCTGATCGAAGTCCACTCCGGCCCGCACGCCCTGACCGACCCCGAGGCCCGGGACATCTTCGCCCGGGTCTGGCGGCTCACCGGCGCCGCGAGGGCGTGCCACGACTTCTACGCCCGGCAGCGGTCCCACTCGGCGGCGACCTGGCGGGCCGCGATCTCCGAGGCCGCGAAGCGCGGGGTGTCCGTCGCGTCGGTCGGCTACCTGCACCGGATCGCCGGGGACATCGAGGCCGGGAGGACGAAGCCGGCCCGCGCCGCCCCCCGGCGCGAACCCGAGCCGAAGCCCGAGGTGTTCGACGCGAAGAAGGCCCTGGAGAACTGGTGAGCCGTGTACGACAAGTCGCCGCCGCACAACATCGAGGCCGAGCAGGGGGTGATCGGGTGCGCCCTCTGGGACCACGACACGCTGCACCTGACGCTCCCGGTCGTCTCGCCGGACGACTTCTACCGCGACGCCCACGGGCTCATCTGGCGGGCCGTGAAGGCGGTGTACGAGTCCGACGCCCCGGTCAACCCGACGACCGTCTGCGAGGAGCTGACCCGGGCCGGCGACCTCAAGCGGGCCGGGGGCGAAGACTACCTGGCCGAGTGCATCAACAGCGTCCCGCACACCGCCCACGCCCTGACGTTCGCCCAGCTCGTGCGGGAGAAGTCGGCGGTGCGGGCGATCCTGGATGTGCACCTGGAGGGCGTCCGGCAGGTCTACGCCCAGAACGCCAACGCGGCGTCGCTGGCTGACAAGGCGGTCCAGTCGATCCTCGCGGCGGGCGAGCGGGCGGCGCGGGGCGGGGGCGACCTGAAGACGCTCGGGCAGGCGATGGCGAAGGCCCTGGAGGTGATCGAGGCGCGGCGGCACGGGGCGACCGTCGGGGTGAAGACCGGAGTCCCCAAACTGGACGACCTGCTCACGCTCACGCCGGGGTCGATGACGGTCATCGGCGCGCGGCCCGGGGCCGGCAAGTCGGCGCTCGCCCTGAACATCGCCCTGCACGCCGCGACCAAGCAGGACACCCCGGTCCTGATGTTCAGCCTGGAGATGAGCGACGCGGAACTGGGCGAGCGGTCGCTGTCGGTGCTCGGCGGGGCGGGCGGGTTTCAGATGCGGCACCCCACGGGGCTGACGAGCGACGGGCTGGCCCGGCTCATGGCGGCGGCGGGCGTCGGCTACGAGGCCGGCAAGGACGCCTGGGTGTGGATCGACGACGAGAGCGACCGCACGTCGTTGCAGGTCGTCGGCATCGCCCGCCGCGCCAAGGTCCGCCACGGCATCGGGCTGGTCGTGCTGGACTACCTGCAACTCTGCGAGGCCGACGAGCCCAGCGACACCCGGCAAGAGCAGGTGTCCAAGATCAGCCGCCGGCTCAAGACGCTGGCCCGGTCGCTCGACGTGCCGGTGCTGGCTCTCTCCCAGCTCAACCGGCAGTGCGAGTCGGAGAACCGCCGGCCGCGCAAGAGCGACCTCCGGGAGTCGGGGTCGCTCGAACAGGACGCCGACAACGTGATCCTGCTCTACGCCCCGAACCCCAAGCCCGACGACACGGGCCGGACGCCCGTGGAGATCATCCTGGACAAGAGCCGGGGCGGGCCGACGGGCGTGGTGGAGACGATGTTCCGCCCGAACCTGATGCGGTTCGAGCCGTGGGTGCCGCCGCCCGCCGACGCGGCCGAACAGCCCTACTGACCCGACCCGGGAGACGCACCGTGGATTACGACGCGAGGTCAAAACGGCACGACGAGACCTACCGGGAGTCCCGCCCCGTGGTGTTCTGCGTGCGGTGCGGGTCGACGCGGCTCGACCAGAACAGCATCACGGAACTGCGGTGCTACGACTGCGGCAACACGCTGCCGTGGGACGGGACGCTGTTCGGCATCCGCCGCCGCCCCGAGTACCCCGAGGACGTGACGCAGGCGTTCCGCAACGCAGACCGGAAGACGGCGAAAAGCCGAGTGAACTGAGGGAGGACGACCGATGGGCATCACCCTCGAACAGTGGCAAGCCGTCGCCCCGCCCGAGATGCACGCGATGCACCCGGACGCCGGCGGCGCCCCGGCGCCGGCCGCACTGCCGCCGGGCGTTCAGGCGGCCCGCCAGAAGCCCCGCGCCGGCACGACGAAGGTCAACGACAAGGGCCAGAACAAGACCGAGGCCGCTTTCGACGCGAGCCTCGCCCACTTCCTCGCCCACGGCCGGATCGACGCCTACGCCTGGGAGCCGCTCAAGCTCCGGCTGGGCCCGCGGACGTGGCTCACGCTCGACTTCGCGGTCAAGCGGAAGCCGCCCCGGCACCTGGCCCTCATCGACGTGAAGGGCGGCGCCTGGGAGGACGACGCCGCGGCCAAGACCAAGATCGCCGCCGAGATGTTCGCGTGGCTGGCGGACATCTACATCGTCCGCCGGTCCGGCCGGCACGGCTGGGAGGCGTGGCCGGTGACGCCGCGTGGCGGACTCGCCCGACAGCCGATCACCGACGACACCTGGCTCTGGCCCTCGCGGGCCTGACTCACCCCGTTTGGGAGACCCCCCGCCGTGCTACCGATCGCCGCCGTGACCGTCCTGTACCCCTGGCAGATGCGGCTCGACTGGGTGACGCAGTGGACCCCGCCCGCGTGGGTCGACCTCCGCATCGTGATCAACCCCGAGCGCGGCGGCCTGGCCGTCGTCCTGAGCGGCACCAACCTCGGCCGGGAGATCGTGCAGGTGCCCGCCAACGTCTGCTGCGGGGCCTGCGTGAGCCGGAAGCTCACCGAGGCCGCGGAGAGGCTGACGCCGGCCGAGCCCCTCCGCCGCGAGCTGCTGGGCGCCTGGGCCGCCTTCCGCTGCGGGCTGCCGCGGGTGCCCACGGCCAAGGCCCGCAAGGGCGACTGTGACACCGCCAGCGAGACGGTTTGACCTTCTCACCCCTTTCCCCCGGAGGGACCGATCGTGCGAGTTCTGACGAAACGACGACTCCGCCGTTCCGCCGCCGCGGCCCGCCTCGCCCTGGCCCTGCGGGCGCTCAACCGCGAGGCCCGCGAGTTCCGCCGACTGCTGGCCGCCGGCTGCCCCGCCACGGCGGCGGCGGACCCCGGGACGGCCGGTGAGCCGGGCGAGCGGGTGGAGGCGTCCTGGGGCCTCCTGGCGGGCCGGAAGGCGGTGGCGCGATGAAGCGAGTCACGCGTCGCGCACGTTACGCCGCCGGCCTGTTCGACGAGCTGGTGATCGACAACTTCGCCGGCGGCGGGGGCGCGTCGCTCGGCATCGAGCGGGCGATCGGCCGGGCGGTCGACGCGGCGATCAACCACAACCCCGAGGCGGTGGCGATGCACCGGGTGAACCACCCGCACACCCGCCACTACTGCGAGGACGTGTGGTCGGTCGACCCGTCCGAGGTGACGGGCGGCCGTCGGGTCGGGCTCTGCTGGTTCTCGCCCGACTGCCGCCACTTCTCGAAGGCGAAGGGCGGGAAGCCGGTCGAGAAGAAGATCCGCGGCCTCGCCTGGGTCGTGATCCGGTGGGCCGCGAAGGTGAAGCCCCGCGTGATCATCCTCGAGAACGTCCGCGAGTTCGAGACGTGGGGCCCGCTGGACGACTCCGGCCGCCCGTGCCCGCGCCGCAAGGGGCTCACGTTCCGGCGGTGGGTCGGGACGCTGCGGAACCTCGGGTATGAGGTCGAGTGGCGGGAGCTGAACGCGGCCGACTTCGGCGCCCCGACGCTCCGCCGCCGGCTGTTCCTCGTGGCCCGGTGTGACGGCCAGCCGATCCGCTGGCCCGCGCCGACCCACGGGCCCGGCCGTATGGCCTACCGCACGGCCGCCGAGTGCATCGACTGGTCGCTGCCGTGCCCGTCGATCTTCCTGGGCCCCGAAGAGGCGAAGGCGATCGGGGTGCGCCGTCCGCTCGCCGAGAAGACCATGCGCCGGATCGCGATGGGCCTGAAGCGGTTCGTCCTGGAGAACCCGAAGCCGTTCATCGTGCGGTGCGACCACGGGGGCGACCACTTCCGCGGCCAGGCGGTGGGGCAGCCCCTCTCGACCATCACGGGCAGCCACGGCTACGGCGTCGTGGCCCCGTACCTGGTGCAGCAGAACGGCGAGGCTCCGCACCAGGACACGCGGGGCCGCACGGTCGACCGCCCCATCGGCGTCGTCACGCCGCGGCCCGGCGGGGGGTTCTCGCTGATCGCCCCGACGCTCGTCCAGTACAACACCGAGAAGGGGAACGAGACGCGCGGCAAGGGCGTCGACTTGCCCATCAACACCGTCACGGCCGACCCCCGGTTCGGCCTCGTCTCGGCGTTCCTGGCCAAGCACTACGGGGGCGTCGTCGGTCACGGCCCGGACCGGCCGCTCGGCACCATCACGGGCGTCGACCACCACTCCGTCGCCGCGGCCAACCTGATCAAGCTGAACTTCGGCGACAAGCAATGGAGCGGGGCTGACGAGCCGCTGCGGACGATCCTCGCCGGGGCGAACCACCACGGGCTGGTCGTCTCCCACCTGACGAAGCTGTACGGCAAGAGCACGGGCCAGGCCGCGATCCTGCTCTCGGGGACCACGGTCGGGGCCTCGCCCTGCCCGAGCGGCGCGACGGCGAACGTGCGCTAAACCTGCCCAGAAGCACGTATGTGGAGACCACCGCAGATGACCGCCGACGACGCCCGCAAGCTCCGCGAGAAGCACCTGAGCCGCGACACGCTCGGGGCCTTCCTGGCGATCCTCTACGACCGGATCACCGCCGCGGCGAAGAACGGTGAGTCGTCCACGACCCTGAACTTCTCGGGCGTCCGAACGCCCGGCCCGTCGTCCTACCAGCTCGCCGCGATCCGCGCCCACCTGAAGGCCGACGGCTACGAGATCCGCAGCAGCGGCGGCGGCGACATCCGCGACGAGTTCGTTGAAACGATCCACTGGTGACACCCCTGGAGACCCCGACCGTGGCACGCAAGACGACCACGCCCCCGGACGACCGCCCGTCCGAGTTGCTCACCGACCCCGACGCCTTCGCCCCCGACGGCGACCCCGGCCTGACGCACCACGACCCCGCCGCGGAGGCCGCCGCGCGGGCCCGGGAGATCCTGTCCGCGCCGGCCGAGTTGCCCGGCCAGATCGTCACGCCGTCGTTCAACGCCCTGACCGACGCGGTGCGGCGGGCCGAGAAGCGGCACCACAAGGTGCTGGCGGCGGCCCTGGAGAGCGGCATGGAGCTGGAGAAGGCCAAGGCGGACCTGGCCGAGTACCTGCGGCCGAAGTGAGGCGAGCGATGCGCACGCCACGCGGGCCGCCCGATCGGGCGGGGTGACGGCCCACGAACGAGTTTGCAGGGCAGATGACGCCCGACCCGTGTCGACTGATCAGGCCCCGTCGCCAGAAGCGGCCGGGATGACCTCCTAACCCCACGGTGAGCCATGAAGTAATCGACCAGCGGCGGGCGAGGGGTGACGGCCCCGCGCCGGGTTCGAGTCCCGGGCGCCCCTTCCGCCCCGCTGTGGGGCGGGCTGTGACCTGTGAACCCAGATTCGGAGCCTCGGGGAGAAGGGATTATGGACCGGAAACGCGGCGTACGGACCTGAGAGACCCGTGCACCGTCATCAGGCCCGCCGGCCGCCCCGAACACTCGGCCGGCGGGTTTTCAACGCGACGCGATCGGCCCGACCGCCGGCGCGTCGCATGCCGCCGGGGCGCGTGCCCCGGGGCCGTCGGGACCACGACGGAGGCCGCGTATGGGGTGAGCCCTCCGATTGCAGCCTGATCAGGGCCGGTCGCTCGTGGCGGCCGGCCGTTCAAACGGGAGAGGAACGAGCGATGGGTGCCGACGGCTACGGGCAAGCGTTCGAGGGCGTGGCGAGGCTCGCAATGGCCGGTATCGCGGCGATGACCTCGCTGGCGGTCGTCACGGTGATCGGCCTCGCGTGCGGGGCGTGGTGGCTCTGGCATCACGTTTCGGTGGCGGTGCACTGACGAGCGGGGGTTACATGAAGCGATTCGTTTACGAGTGCGACAGGTGCGGCCGGCAGATCCCGGAGTCACAGGGGCAGCCGACGTGCACGCTGGACGTTCGGCGGGAGACGGACGCCGCCGGGTCGGGCGAGACCGTCTTCGACCCGGTCGACCTCTGCGACCCGTGCGCCGCGTGGGCGTTCCGGCTGGCCGCGCCGGAGGTCACGGGCAACCTGGCGTCGACGATCCTGCGCGAGATCCAGAAGTGCAAGGCCGAGCGTGCGAAGCACGGCCATTCCGTCCCGAAGTGAAGGGTGAGGGCGAGGCGTCGTGACCCAGATCAAGGTGAAACGATTGCACCCGGGCGCGAGAGTGCCGACCCGGGCCCACGACACGGACGTTGGTTTCGATCTGTATGCCTCGGAGCCGGCCTCGGGCGACTTCTACGTGGTCGTCCCGACCGGCATCGCCCTGGAGATTCCGCCCGGCTACTACGGGCAGATTTTCGGACGCTCGGGCCTAGCCGCGTCACGCGGGTTCGGAGTGCTCGGCGGGGTCGTGGACAGTTCGTACCGCGGCGAGGTCAAGGTGATCCTCGCCAACAACGCGAGCACCCGCGCGGCGGTCGACCCCGGCGTCCGGGCCGCGCAGATGGTGATCCTGCCGCTGCCGGCCGTCGAGTTCGTGGAGGCTGCGGAACTGTCCGGCTCGCCGCGCGGCGGGGCCGGGTTCGGGTCGACGGGGGCGTGAGCGGGCAAGCGGAGGGCTGAGGCGATGAGCGGGCAACTCTGGGCGGACGTGGCGTTCGGCGTGGCGGCGGCGGCAACGGTGGGCGTCCTCTGCGCGACGCTCCGCCGGATGGAGCGGATGTGGGTGGACCGGCTGACGGAGCTGGAGGCGCGGGTGGACGAACTGGAAGACGCGGCCGGCGACGACGGGCCGACGCTATAGCGACCGGGCGGCACACCACGAGAGGCGAGCCCCCTGGGAGTGGGGCGGGCGAGAGGGCAGGGGAGGCGTATGAGCACCAAGACGAAGCCGGTCCCGATGACGACCAGTGAGGCGGCGGAATCGCTCTGCGTGAGCGAGCGCACGATCCTCAACCTGATCCACGCCGGGCGGCTGGTCGCGTACCGGCCGGGGGTCGGCAAGCGGGGCAAGTTCGTGATCGACGCGGACGAGGTCGAGCGATACCGGCGCGCGTGCCGGTTCGGGGCGAGCGAGCCGGGGGCGGTCGACCACCTGAGCCGGCGGGGGAGGCGGCCGTGAGCCATCTGCTGATCCGGGGCAACGCCCGCCGGCTCCCCCTGGCCGACGAATCTGTGCAGTGCGTGGTGACGTCGCCGCCCTACTGGGGGCTGCGCGAGTACGGATCCTCGGCGCAGCTCGGCACGGAGAGGACCTCGGCCGAGTTCGTCGCCGCCCTGGTCGAGGTCTTCCGCGAGGTCCGCCGGGTGCTGAGGCGGGACGGCACGCTCTGGCTCAACCTCGGGGACACGCACAACGCCTACAACGGCGCGGCCGGCCCGGGGTCGAAGATCAGCGGCCGGCAGTCCAGGGCCCGCCCGTCGCTGCCCAGCGGGTTCGGGCTGCGCGAGCCGACGCTCAAGCCGAAGGACCTGATCGGGGTCCCGTGGCGGGTCGCCCTGGCGCTGCAGGATGACGGCTGGTACCTGCGACAGGACATCGTCTGGCGGAAGCCGAACTTCATGCCCGACGCCCGGCGGGACCGGCCGGCCCGGTCCCACGAGTACCTGTTCCTGCTCTCGCGGTCGAAGCGATACCGCTACCACGCCGACCGGGCGTTGAGTCTGGTCGAGAGCAAGGGGGCCAACCTCGCGTCGGTCTGGTCGGTCAACC